CGCCACGCGATAAATGTACGGCTGTTGTACGTACAGATCGAAGGGCTGAAATTCGCAATGTGATCGGGCAGCCCGTACAGGATACGAGTGAACTTTCCACCCAGTGCTTCAGCCTGGCAGTAAACGTTAGGAGTTCCTTCCTCCGGAATCCCTTTTAGAGGGAACAGTAAGTCGCGATAAACGTGATCGTAGCGAGCTTGTTGATTGCTCATTTCACCAGCTCCTTGATCGCAGCGCTGAAGCCAGCAGCAACGCTTTCCCAGCGATACTCAGGTCTTTGGGTTACTTCGTAGCACTTTTGTGCGACTTCTTCGCAGAGTTTTGGATCGGCGTAGAGAGACGTGAGCTGCTCGCTGAGATGTGAAGTATCGATCAAGCCACGCTCGACACTAAGGTCTTTGTCTCGAACCCAAGTTGCGATATCGGTAAGGAGAGCCGCCTTACTCCAGATGTCGGCACAAGCCGTGTGGTTAGGCACGATCTGCGGACGACGGCAAGCTCCGTGCTCGAAACTCACAAGACCCCAACCCTCACCGTCTGCTGTGTTGATCCCTACGTCGACAGCGTTATAGATCTTGTTCAGCAGTTCATCGGGAGGCGCTGCCATGTAGTTGATTTCGTTTGGCGTCGTCATAGCCAACCGATGTTTTGGATCGAGCCCTCGACGAGACATCTCGTGATTGAACAGACTCTTGACGTCCCAACCCAAGTCTTTGCAGCCCATGTTCAGGTAAAGCATGGTGTCAGGCTTATCGACAGCAAACTCAGCAAAAGCCCGGACAGTGAGATCGATTCGTTTCCGGGGCTGATTTCGGTTTCCGTTGAAAACAATAAATTTGTCCTTAGGGAGACCCAGCTCATCGCGGCACGCGTCTCGATCGAGCGGGAAGAATTTCTCCAAGCTGACGCCGTGTGGCAACACCCCTAGACGGGGCGCGGCGACTTTGTGCTCGAGAATCCTGTTGGCACAAGGAATCGTGAACGTGACGGCAAGATCCCAGTTCGGCAGATGCCGGAACATATCCGGCACATAGCTCTGGCTATCAATCGGGATGTAAGCCAGAAATTTAAAGTCAACAGTTTCGCGAAGAAATTGGATTCGCTCCCAAACTTGGTTTACGACCCATACGTCGTTTAGGGCAATAAAAATATCGGGCTTGATCTTGCTGACCAGTTCTGGGAGACGCGGAATCCCGAATCGATCCTGGACGTGGACGTTGGCTGCTGGATAGATCGGGAACGGGTATTCGTGAGGGTCGCCGCTATAGTTAATTCCAATTACATGGATATCATGCTCTTTACTCAGCTCATTAAGCACACTATGTGTTACTCGACCAAACCCCGTATTAGAACAGGCATCGCCGTACCAGAGGATTTTTGCCACGCAGAAATGGAACCGAGGTAGCATCAGTATAACGACAGTCTTTCATACGGAATATGCCCAGCCGGGAATCTTTTGCGTACCGAAGAGCCGCTCGTTTACGAGCACAGAAAGCAACTAATGATGTAGTAGACGCACAAGATTCTATTTACGCAAAAGCCGCTTCTGATTTCCATACGTTTTGCACGGTGCTCGATAAGCCGCCCGCAAAACACATGCTCGAGTGGCATCAGCACCTAATTACAGGCGACTCCAATAAGTATCTGATTGACATAGCAGGTGAGAACCTTGACATTCTGGCACCGCGTGGATCGGCCAAGTCGACCGTGCTCAACCTCTTTACAGCGTGGATTATCGGAAGACATACGGCGGCTCAACGGCCGTTGCAGATCATTTACTGCTCCTACAACATTGCGACGGCCATACCCAAAAGCCGAATCATTCGACAGATCATCGATTCTTCAGAGTTTAAAAAAGTATTTCCGCGCTGCCGTCTCAAGCACGGTATGCAATCTGATATCGGTTGGTCGGTGGATTTCGACTACGCTGGCATTCCTCGTGTTGGTGATGAAGAGTACACATTGCGCGCTGCAGGTCTTAGGGGTTCTATTACGTCTAAGCGTGCGCATTTGGTGATCATCGATGACCCTATTAAATCGAGTACTGACATTAAAAACCCGACTATTCGGGAAGAAATGAACAATAACTGGAGCTCGGTTATCGCTCCGATTATTTTCGAAGGAGGCCGCGCTATCTGCCTAGGAACTCGATTCCACCCTTTGGACATCCATAAAACGATGTTCGTTCCGTCTAAGGGCTGGAAACAGGTCCAACAGGAAGCAATTACATACGGCAATACTGGAGATCCAATTAGTTATTGGCCTGAGCAATGGAGCACCGAGTATCTGCTGCAGCAAAAAGAACTCGATCCGGTTGCTTTTGCGTTCCAGTATCAGCAGCAGCCGGTGATGACGTCGGATCTGATTGTCTCTCCGGATCTTCTGATTAAAGGAGAAGTTGTCACCGAATTCGACAGCCTCGCCGTGGGAATCGACCTCTCAGCGAGTAAAAACGAGACTTCCGACTACACCGCTTTTGTTTTAGGTGGTCGTCTGGGAGACAAGTATTACATCATCGACGCCCATCAGTGTCGCTCAGTAGGGAACTTGGAGAAGATCGACCTTCTCTGTGATCTCTTAACTGAGTGGGGAATTTTAGAATTACACGGGGACCAATACGCTGCGACTTACTCCACGGTGACCCTTGTAGTTGAGGCCGTGGCATACCAAGCAAGTTTGGCTGCAGATCTCAAACGAATTTTGATCCAAGAACGGGATCTTATGAACCTGCATATACACGAGGTCAAGGGCTTTAGAGGTGACAAGATTGCTCGTTTCCGAGGCACTCTCGGTCTTTTGGAGAACAAAAAAATTATCTTCAACAAATATCGCAAGTTTGACGCTCTGTTTGAGCAGCTGATTAACGTAGGCAGCACCGCGCACGACGACATGCTCGACGCATATACGTGGCTGATTGCGTTTCTGCAGCGCCGTGGTCAATTCACGATTGAATACTAATGAAGCCAAAAATATGGGCTGCTGTCACAGCTCACAACCCGATGCAGCGTGTTCAGAACTTACTGCAGATAGCCTATAACTACGCGGAGTTTGAGGCTGATGTAAATCTCTATGTTTACATTAACTATGAGGCACAGGAAGACGCAGAGACAATTACAGAAATTTTTTCTATCGTTGATTTTCCGGTAACTGTTGTAGTTGCAGATCCGGGTTACGAAGGTTGGTATTTAACTTGGGCTCATAAAAATGATCTTGCTTCTGCTGTTTTAAATAAAGAATACGATTACTTTATTTACCAAGAAGATGATATGGGTTTAAAGAATCATCATTTTAATTACTACAGAAAATGGCGTCCGGTTCTACAGCGAGAGGGTCTGGTTCCTGGCTTTGTTAGATACGAGAATTACGAGGGTAAAAAAATTCCTTTTGACAACCAAGAGAAGCATCCTTTAGGGGGCGCCACGAGAAAAATTTGGGGTCCTATTAGTTTCCCCGTTCCTGTCCATTTAATCGTCGATCGGGAGGTTCATTTTTTCTCCCAATGCTCGAACCCGTATTACGGGGCGATGATCTTGGACTGGGTGGAGGCAAACCAGTACATACGATCGGCGAGTTTTGACCACAACCACAGCGTCGACCGCGTGGGATTCCGTGGTTGGCCAATTGCGGATCGCAGTTCAATGGGGACAGCTTTTGAAAATGTGCCAGAGGGTTACCAGCACAAAAGGTGCGTCCCGATACGTAAAGTTGGTCACAAATTCGAAGTGTGTCACCATGCGCTCATTGAGCACTTTGGGGATAAGTACTCCTCAGACTTCGTTAAGCAGGGTCAAACGCTCTTAGACTGCAGTGAGATCTTTCACCTAGCTACAGGTGGTTAGTCGAGGCGCAAATCGTGTCAATATATGCTTTGTCATCCAGGGTTTTCGCAAATGCGAGACCCTGAATAAGTGGGATGCTGAGCGGTTGCGGAAGCATATAGAATCCCAAAACGGCACTGTCTATTGGTACAACCCCTGTGACTGACGCGGTCAGACCTAACTATTACAACAAAGGTGGTTTGGAGTGTTACGAGTTAATTCAGGCCTCATGTGGACCTGAGGGATATAAAGGGTTTTTGATGGGCAATATATGGAAGTACCTCTGGCGCTGGAAAGACAAGAACGGCGTGGAGGATTTAAGGAAGGCTCAGGAATATCTTGCTAAACTTATTCAGAGCCTTGAGTAACGATGTCTGACGTACGAGCGCTAGGCAGTATTTTCAGCCAATCTGCGTTTCTGCCCTACGTCAGCGGTCTTGCTGTCCCGGCAGGTACAAACAAAGTGTGTCCTAATGGACGCGCTGTGTACGTTAGTGCCACGGCTAATGGTCAGCAGTTAGTCGCACAGTTGGCTGATCAGCCAGGCAATTTTGTGACTTTATCTGGGTTCGTTACTGGGAATACTCCCGAACTTCTGCCTCTTGCCATCACGGCAATTAGCGGCACGTCCACCGTCAACTCCGTGGTTCTGTACTGATGAATCCTTTTCAGGGCGTTAGCGAGTACGGCAAACTCGTTCAATCGAACCTCGACAAGCTCGGCGGACTCCTTACTGGCGGCGGTCAAGGAGAACAGGCTTCTGGTCTGGGTTCCTTCTTGATGGGAGGCGGTCTTGTTGGAAAAGGTCTGAGTGCTCTTTTCGGCAAGACTGACGATCGGATGGCTGGCGAGGGCTTAGGACTTAGTGCTCGCGAACTCACTGCTATGACTGACGGTGATCGGGATACTCGTCGTCAGTTTTTAATCGAGATTCTTGGACCCGAGCGCATAAAGCCTCTGCGTGAACGTGATGAGGAAAAAATGGAGCGTCGGATGTTCTTTGTTCCTCCTTCTGACACCTTTGTGTAAGTTCGATGAAAAAGTGGATTCAAAACGCTATTGAGCGCCCCGGTTCCTTCAGCGAAAAAGCTCGGGAACACGGCGAATCAACTGCTGAATTCGCTCGTGAAGTCGCTCAGCACCCCGAGGATTATCAGTCTCGCACTGAAAAACAAGCTCGGTTAGCTGAAACTCTGGCCAAAGTTCGTAAATTTAAGAAGCGCCGTGGCTGAAGAAGGAGTCGCTAAAAAGCGGGACCCTAAAAAGTGGGCTGCCGCAAAAGCAAAAGCTCGCAAAAAAATGGGCGGTCATAGTGCCCGTGCGATGCAACTTGCTACCAAGTATTACAAAGAGGCGGGTGGACGATACGAAGGTAAAAAATCAGAAAGTAACCGGTTGACCCGTTGGGGCAAAGAAGATTGGCAGACTCGAGAGGAGTACGAGAAAAAAGATGGCTGATTTAGCTAGAGAAAAAGGGCGCACTGAGCGGTATCTACCTCGGAGTGCTTGGGCTTCGATGTCTGCCGAAGAGCGGCGTGCAACTGACGAAAAGAAGAAGCGTGCCACGGCTGGTAACAAACCTGTAAACACTCAGGTTCCAAACACCAAAGCTGCAAGGGAAGCGCGCCGAAAAGCTTCGGCATATATTCGAAGAAAGTCGAAGTAGCAATTAAAGTACAAGTATTGCTTTGGGCTAATGGCGACTTCCGACGTTTCATCAGCTTTAAAAAAGTTTTTAGACCCAGGTAAGACGTACCGCGAAAAAAGTCTTACCGAAGTAAATCCGGATTCGATCTTGCGCTCTGTGCGGAAAGGTGAAGCGGGTGATCGTCCTGTTACAGAAGTCGGCGAAGGGTATGTGGATACACTCAAGGCTTATCTGATCAAGAAAGCCTTACAAAAACTCACTACCCCCGTGGCATGAACCAAGAAGAACTGATTGCCGCGATGATCAAGGAGGACTTGATCGAGAAAGCTCGCGCACTGAAACTCGAGCGTGAAGCGCGGCAGTCGGAAAAGCCAATACCAATCTATATTTCCGGAGGTATCGCCCCAGCAGATGAGGTAATATAGCGACACTCGAACTGTCGCTATGCTGATCGACTGTTTTACTTACTTCAACGAGAAGGAGCTCTTAGAGCTTCGAGTCGAGACGCTTAAAGATACTGTAGATCTTTTCCTGATCGCTGACGCTGATCGTACGCACAAGGGTGAGCCGAAGGAGTTCAGCGCAGTAAACACTATTCGTGAACTAGGACTTCCGGAAGAGAAAATTCAAGTTCTTCATATCGAACTTCCCTCTCCGGAAGAAGCTCCCGATCCTTGGATTCGTGAGAGGGGTCAGCGAGATGCTCTTGCCGTGGCTATGCGGATGATCGAAGGCGATCATCTCTTCTTCGTGAGCGACTGTGACGAAATTGCCAGACCTTCATCTTTGTTGGAGGCTGTAAAAGTTTCAGACGAAAACCCGTCTGAGTATGTCCGGTTGTCGATGCCCTTTCTCATGAATCGGGCAGATCTCCAATGCCACAACGCAAATGACGAACCAATGGAGTGGATTGCTGGCACGCTTATTCGGTCGAAGCACATCCACGAAAATTCCACCTTGTCTGAAATCCGAGCAACACCGGGCGGCAAGAAAGTGGGAAATCTGGATGCCGGTTGGCATTTCAGCTGGATGGGTGATTCGGGGCGAATCAAGACCAAAGTGAGCAGCTTTGCCCACTGTTACGACATTATCCCTAGCGCAGCTGCTCCTTTGTTTAGCGAGGAGATGCTCCAGTTCATGGACAATTACGAAGCTAAAGAGGGTGCCACAGATCCCCTAGGCCGTGTGGATCACCGACTGAAGAAGTATTCGCATGAGTTACTGCCAGAAAAATTGTTTAAACTTGAGAGAGTAAAACGCTTCCTGTTGCCCGATGGCGAGTAATAAAATGCCTCCCGAGCTTCTGGAAAAGTTTCAGAAGAAAAACTCTGGAACCGAAGCCAAAGGTGAGGACACCAAAGGCATGGGAGATAAAGAGAAGAAGGCTAAGCGCATGGAAGCTCTGCGTAAAGCCCGTAAAGCTAAAGGTAAAAAGTGATCTGAGGCTCCCTACGGGGAGCTTCGATTTCTAAGCACACAACCCCCAGAAAATGGCAGATGCAATCGGCGTTCGAAATCGTTTCGAAGAAATCCTAGAGGCCGCTCGCTCTCAGGATCGATCGCATCAGGCTGCCACGCTCGTGGTACTGGGACACCTTCAGCAGATGATTCTGCTGATGATCAAGAAGGGTTTGGTCTTTTACTCGGACCAAGACACCTATAAATCTAGGAATAAGTTTTTAACGGATATTGTCGCGATCAACAAGCTGGAAGTTCGCTTCCCCGCGATCATCCGCAACTACTTAATTGACGGATGCGGCCTGTTCTATTTTCGGCCCGATCCGAAAATGAAGTATCAGGTTTACTTCTTTAACAAAGACCAATACCGCGTTTATCACGACGTCAACGGAAATATCAACGAAGTTGTAATTATCTATAGCTTCAAGATCCGTGGAAGCCTTGGGATGCCTTCAGGCGACTACGGCAAAAACAAGCGTTACGTCCGTATCTCAATCACGGACAGCAAGATTGCCGAGTATGAGTCAGACACAGAGCTGAGCTTCGATTTAGAGCCTGGTGCTGTTCTGATGCCTAAAAGCACTCGGGACAACACCCTTGGATTTATTCCTGCAGTTGAGGTTTTAAACAAACCCAACGCCAGTGGCACTGAGGGTGAAGGGGAGTTTGATCCCTTCATGGAACAGATCGTTCTGCACGACAACATGATGCAGAACATCGCCAAGAATATCGAGTTCTTTGGTAACCCCACGCTGGTCAGTTCGAGGCCTCGCAGCGATCTGGTCGAAGCGGATTCTGCGGATCGGACTTTCCGTCCAACTATTAGTAGTCAGTCTGGTTTTGCTGGTCGAGATACTCCCTCGACCCGCGTCAGCAATCCATTCGGCTCTGACACGATGATCGGGGGACTTCGTGTCCCTCGGATTATTGCGAACGTCGAAGCTACCGATCGCGTTAGTTATTTGACGCCCGACCCTGTAAACGGGGACATGAACCGGTACGCGTTGCTGCTTCGCGAAGAGATTCGCACAGCACTTGGCGGCGTGGACGAGATCTCTGTTTCTGCTGGCGCTACCGCTACTGAAATCAAGAGCCTTATGGGTCGTGCACAAGCCACGGCTCTGCGCAAGAACACATCCTTCTTGACGTACGGGTTCTGTCGACTTCTGGAGATGATGATTTATCACCAGGAGCAGATCTTCCGTGAGAGCTACGCAATCGTCAAAGGCCTCAAACCACCTAAACCACCCGAGGAAGAAACGGAAGAAAGCGTCGCCGCTTATCAAGAAAAGCTTGCGAAATACGAAGTAAAACTTGAAGATTCTATTACTAAGGATCTTCTCGAAGGCACCGTACCCAACGGTGTTTATGGCTTACCTCCTGATGGAGATCGGGATGTTTCGTATCGATTTATGGGCGATGTCTATGAAGATACGCCTGTAGACGTACAACAAAAGTCAATCGTGGTCCGCAACCTCCAAGAGATGGGCGTGGACACTGTGGAAGCGCTGAGGTACTTGTTCCCGGATAAGACTGAAAGCGAACGCGCAGAAATGCTGAAGGGTTTCCCCTTCAGGATGGTTCAACAAACTCAGGGCGCGTTCCAACAATTTTTAGTATTATTATCTCAGATGTTGCAAACGCCGCATCCTTTAAATCCGGAGCAGCCTTTAGCTGCAGATCCCCGGATGAACATAACGCCCTTGCTCTATAGGACGTTCGACCACCTTGCGCAGGAACTAACTTACTCGGGCAGCTATGAGCCAGCAGATCCAAGCTTCGATCCCGAGCCCGGTCTCCCCGGCGGTAGCTACCCCGGTGGCGGCGCCCTCTCCGGAGGCACAGGGCTCAACCGCCTACCCGCAATGGGTGGCACAAGCAGCTACCCCGGCGGTAGCTTCGGCAACTACTCAACAGGCGCCGTCGCAGGTAACACCCCCTACGGTCCCTGGTATCAACAGCCAGTCCAGCCAGTTTCCGTCGGCGTCGTCCCCGTCCAACCCGTGGGAGGCGGCTATGGGCAGCCTGGAGCGGATGGTCAGCCGTATGGCACCGTCCCCCAGCCAGGCTCAACCGTCGGCTTACTACCAGGGACAACAGGAGGCTACAGCTCAGAGCAATCTGAGTTCGCAGGTCCATCCATGGGCGTATCAAGCCTCAACGGAAGCCCAGACATCACCCAACAGCGTCTATACGACCCCGAATTCCTTTCCGACTTCTACGGCAAGCTCGGAACAACTCGGTCTAAGCGACGTAACTCGTCAGGTCGTTGAGCACTTTGGTGCTGAAGCTCCTGGCATCCTCAACCAGTACTCCATCACTCTCGAGGATGCTCTGATCGCTCAGAACGAGCGCATGGAGCAAATGGCTGCTCAGGGTAAGGCTATGGAGTACATCCTGACCGATCCTGATCAACTGGCTGATTACACCAACCGCTTCTTTACTGAGGTGTATCCCGTCGACGCTGATGAGCCTGTGGCTCAAGCTGCTCCTCAGCAGCAGTACCGCCAGGACTACAACATGCCTGCTCCTCCTGCCGCTAACGCAGGCACTGGCGCTGCTGTTGATCCTCGCGCTCAGTGGGAAGGCTTCGCTCAGCAAATGGATCAGAGCCCCGAGAACGCATGGCGTTATCTGTCCCAAATGGGTCCTGAAGCCATTCGTAGCAAGCTCCTCTTCATGGACAACCGCTGATAAGCTGCATTTGCAGAAGAAGACAGCCCCCAGAAATGGGGGCTTTTTTTTCTGCTATCGTCCAGCTGAATCAACATAGTGTTATGCCTAACCACGCCGTTCAACCCCGACACGCAATCCCATCATTTGCTATCTCGGTAGACGACGACCCCGCAGCACAGGCGTGGCTCGATTGGGATCTTGTAGCGAATGCAGTCTTTCAGGCGAGCAAGATCTTTTTCGACTGTGATGCGGACATGATCAATGTCTTCCCTGGCGATCACTATCGACTTCTGGGAGGTTTATTTAAGTGTCTGCACCCGAAAAATCTGGTTGATGTCGGCACCGCACAAGGTTTATCCGTCCGTGCGATGGTCGATACCTGTGATTTCGACGCAAAAGTAGCTACTTTTGACGTCATTCCGTACGACGATAAGGAAGCATTCCCCGTTACCTATCTAACTGAGAAAGATTTAGAGAGTCGGGTCACTCAATACGTCGATGACATTGCTCATCCGTCCAATTTCATGAAGTATCTGCCTCTTTTAAATAAGGCGGATTTCATAATGTTGGACGGACCTAAAGATGGGCAGTTCGAAGAGCGTGTTTTAGAGCTCATGGCGGCTCACTTGAAGCCTCATGTAGAAGGTGGAGTCCGGATGCTGTTCCTGGATGACATTCATTTCGAAAATATGATTGTCAACTGGCGTCGAATTGCCTCTCCTAAGGTCGATTTGACCTCTTTTGGTCATTTTTCGGGTTCTGGTTTGGTCGATGTGACTGAAGGTCTGAGGCTTTTGCCGATTAGCTGAGTTTTTGGACTGATTTGCTTAGGATTGGAGGGGTTTTAGCGTAAAAATGCCTTTCCAATCCGAAGCTCAGAGGCGTCTTTTTTACGCCAAAGCTAAAAGAGGCGAAATTTCGAAAAAAACGATCGAGCACTGGGAGGAGGACACCCCCAAAAATCTGCCCGAGCGTGTAAAAGCCAAAAAGAAGGCTCAGAAGTACAAAGAATCCTCGAATTAGAATTAAAGAAGCCGATATAGAGGCCTCGTGGCACAAAACCCGCTTAGGAATCGTCGTCACGACTCTGGTCCGCGTCGGATTCAGTCAGGTCCGGCACATACCACCGATCCTGTCGGGGATATCAACTCGTACGTAATTATTGGAAGCGGATACACCGATTCTCTAGGTAATTACGTCAGCTGGTACGGCGTCAATGATGTAGGTGCGGATTTCGGATACCCCGTAGTTGGTCCGCCGAACTCAGGGGCTTATGTAACAGATGCGTGGCGCGCAGTTCCTCCAGCTCCATCAGGTTTTTGGACTGATTGGCAAGAAGGTTACTTCGTTGGAAGCGGCACCCTGGATACCATTGATGGTTTTCGGTCACATACGACCGCAACCATTGCCAATGCGAAAGTAGCGACGTCATACGAGCCTCAATTCGGTTTGCGTGAAGGCAGGACCTTCACTTATTTCCGTGGCATTGCGCCGGATAATCAGAACTACGACCCATATCAGACGCCTGCTGATAATACTTCATGTGCAGGAGGTATTACAGGAGGTGGTGTCACCCACGCTCGTTATGAGGGCACATTATTAACAAACCCTACAAACGATTCGTCAGGTTCTCGAGCTTCCTGGGTCTACCAGCCGCCTGTTTACTGTCAGACATTTACAAAAGCTGAACGGCCCGGCGTGCCAGGGGCGATGGACAGCATCGTTAGGAGCATTGTGCGGGGTAAATCAACGCGATACACCTACAACCTCGGTGGTGTTTATGGGATGCTGGGTGAAGGTATTAGAAACATGCCGCACACCTTCTCACCCTCAGTTAACAGTAGTAATCAGAAAAGCATCTAAGTAAGCGCTATAAATGCGACAAAAGTTCTTCTTAAAGCGTATGTAATCCTCTAACATCAGTATGTAGTTTCGATCGGAGTTGGCGAGCTTTGTTCGTCGATAATGATTTCCCGAAACTGCTTGGTGCTGAGTTATATCGGCCGCATCCTGCGTACATCGTCGAGATGGCCGCAGAACCTGTGGTCGTTCACGACTTCTCCAAGCAGCCTGGTCAAACTGTTCAGTTAGACCGTTACCGTTTCTGGGGTAACCCTGGTTCCAAAGAGAGCCGTGAGCGTACTGCCGAACAAACCATCGGCACCGCTAACAGCCGGAACATCGTCAAGGACAAAGTGCTGGTGACTCTTCGTGAGTACACCGGTCCTGCTGACCCGAACGACCCCACCCAGCCGAGCACCTTCAAGATTGCTCGCGAGACCCTGATCACTGCTCAGCGTCTTCTGCTGGACACCGGCAACCTGACTGCCTTCCACCAGTCCATCGGTTCTCTGACCCTGCTCGACGACTATCGTCGTTGGCGCGATCGGGTGTTCATCAACGAACTCCTGAAAGCCGTTTCCAAGGGCCAGTCTTCCGACACCCAAGGCGGTTACTACTATCCCGGCGATCTCGCCGTCGGTAGCCTCAGCTATACCAACGCCGAGCAAGCCAAGTTCGACGTTAAGGACGACCTGCTGCGCGTGGTGAAGAGCCTGCGCAAGCGGAACACTCCTACCTACCAGGATGGTTTCTATCGCTGCGTTTGCGATCCCACCTTCCTGCTGCACCTGCGTCAGAACAGCGACTTCCGTGAAGTTGCTCGTTACCCCGGCAACGGTCAGATCAACCCGCTGATGTCGGCTATGCAGCCGAACGCAGCAATCTATATGGGTCAAGGCTTCGGCCAAGCCACCTTCGTGGCTGGCGAGCCCATCATGCCCACCGGCTTCGTGTTTGAAGGGGTTCGATTCTTCGAATCCACCAACATGCCCACTCAGCAGGCAACTGCGACTATTGCCGGTACGACTCAGGCCTACGACACTGCCATCGGCATGTTCTTCGGTCCTCAGTCCGTCGGCGTGGGTATTGGTGGCAACAACGCACAGGTCCTCCTGAACAACAACGACGACTTCAGTCGTTTCATCATGATGATCTGGAGCCTGTACGCTGGTTTCGAGCTGCTCAACGCAGACTTCGCAACCATCGGTTACTCCTTCGACGTTTGATAAGGAGGTAACTAACCATGGCCATCAACCCTAACGCTCTGTCTGTTGCCAAGATCTATCCTGGCAACTACACCAACGTTCTTCGTTACTGGCACGAAGAAAAGTCCGTTGATTTCCAGAATCCCAACGGCACCAACACCACCTATACCAACCAGCCCGTCGGCGGCCCCGTTGGTGTGGTGTTCCGTCCCGGCTGGATTGCCCAACAGGCAGTCGGCTATGTGGACCTGAGCTACCAAGCTCTGGGCACCACCAACCAGCTGAGCTACTACACCAAGCCTTACGGCTCTGGTCAGAACTCTGCTGAGCAGCCCTTCCTGAACGCAGACGTCATCATTCCTTCTCCCGACTTCCACAAGGATGTCCGGGCTGATATCACTGATGGCATCAGCGTTCCTTCCGGCGCATACGTCTACCGTCTGTCCCTCCGTTTGGACGGCGGCAACGTTGTGAGCAGCGGCGTGGCCGGTGCAGACACCACCCCTGAGCTGGGCCTCGGCCCCGCTGTGGGCGAAGGTCTGACCACCTCCCCCACCAGCTCCGGCTTCTTCGTGACCCTGGCTGGCTCCAACAGCTTCATCGAGAACGGTTCTACCGCCTCGAACAACGTTGTTGACAGCAGCAGCCTGGCTCTCACCACCACCGAGACCCAGTACAAGCTGTTCACCGTCACCAACCTGGGTGGCGCTACCGCTTCCGGCTTTGCTCAAGGTTCGGGTATCTACGATCCCCGCGCCCAAGCCAACAAGCTGGCTGGCAAGGACAAGGCCCTGGGTATCTGCGAGGTTTGCTGGCTGATTCCCGACGAGCCCCCCGAGCGCGACGACGTCGTTCTCCAGCCCGGCGGCGTGGTGGAATCCTCCATCTACACCTCCACTTCTCCTTCCTGATACTCTCAGTAGGCGAAACCAAGGGTGCAGGCTCTCTCTTCGGAGGGGGCCTTTTTATTTTCTTGCGTATAGAATCTGCAAAGGCATGTTCTTATGATGACTGTGACTTCCAAAGCCGAGACCATCTATAAGCCCAGTGGCATCAGCGTTGAGATCCTG